CTGCGCATGAGCCCGGATAACCTCTGTCCGCGCAATGCGAGCCGCCCGCCACTCTGGGAAAATGGCTTGCTCTGCGTCATCCCGCAGACCGGCAATTTCATCTCGAATTTGATAGATTGTCTTACCTTCGCTCAAACCAGCAGTCACAATCTGTGAAATGCCCGTTTGTACATCCGGTAAAATGCCGGTTACCAGTTTACCCGCGTTTTGCCGCGCCCATTCTATTGCGGCCGGCTGAATGTAATCCCATGAGAGTTTCATTTGTAATTGACGCCCGGCGCTTTGGATGCCGGCTCTCGCGGCACTGAGTATATTGCTGGTCAAAATCTCGGCTAATTTCTCGCTCCACGTTTTCCACCATATCTGGTCATTCAAGCGGGCTAGCAGGAAGCCGGGCAGCGGTTCATCTTTTGTCACCTTTGCTATGCCCGTCAGGTCTTCGAGGAATTCGGCAAACCAGCGCACCAACGCTCGCTGTAACTCTTCCTCTACCCGTTCCAGAGCGCTTTTTACGCGATTTGCGGCATATTCGGGATGGTACGGCTCAACCTGCTTTTCCAAATCATGGGTATGGATAGTGAAAGGGTTGGACTTCCCCGACCTCCTGAGCGGGGAAAAGACGCTTTTGCAAACCGCCGTTGAGAAGAGAATCAAACACCTCAGCCGCTTCATCCGCCGTACGACAAACATTCAGCCTTGCCCGAATTTCGTTCTGCAAATCCAAAGGTAGAACATCACTCATAAATTGCTCGCGGGTTTTCCCTTTGAACAGTGCCACCGCATTCTGCCGCCAGCGGTGCAACTCGTATTTCGCCGCCCGCTCAAACAAAGATGAAAACTGCGCAGGCAGCCCGACAACCGGCGAACTTCCCCGAAACTCCCCTGGCACACCCAACCGCTCCTGCACGTATGCCGGGCTATATACCCCCATTGAGAGATATACCTGGTCAATCTGCGCCCGGCGTAGCTCGTCTTCGGGCGGCTCTAGGCCAACCCATTTGAATTGCAAATCTGGGCGGTGCATATAATCACGGATAATGCGGTCAAACAAGGCTTTGAGATACCCCGTGATGGGTCCAATCATCGAACGATAATGAGCATTTTCCATGCCCTGAACATACCCCGATCCACCGAGACCGGATGATGGAATGAGCCCAAATTCCGCTGGGTTGTTGCCAAACGCCCAGCAGACAACCTGCATCAGCCACTTGTCAACTTCAATTTTGTCCGCATCCCCCTGCTGCGGCTGAAAAATGGACTGCGCCCCATTGCCCGGTACAAACAAGATTTTGCTTGCACGCTGAATATCTCCCTTTGCCAATGCATCAAAATACTCAGTAAATGTGGCTAATTGCTCCGGCGTCCAATCCGGCGAAACACTCACCAGCACGCCTGGGATGTTGCCTTCCGTGAACCAACCCAGACGCACTGCATCATGACGAATCGCCGTGTTGATCGCCATGAGTGTCCACTCAATGGGACTTTCTCCATACGGCGTGTGGGTCTTCGTATTGAGCGGCGCGTAGATCAGGCAATTTGCTGAATAATGTGTTACCGGCATCCCATACAACATTTGCAAATAAGCCGGCTGCGGCGGTCTGGGTATACGCCCGCGCAAATCAAGCAACGGCCGGATGGTCGCGCCATCCACCAGATCCAATGATACCAATTTGCCATCTTGCACATCTGGATAAATCGTCACCGCGTCAATCGTCAACAATGTTTCTAGCAACTGATTTACCCACGAGTCAAAATCGTGTACACCGTCCGGTTGCTCAAAGAACTTTACTACTTCCTTTGTGACAACCTGATAACCAATTACCTGCTTTACACGCGGAATGATGTCCCACTCCAAACCGCGAATCGTCCGCTTGATCAGCTCGATGTTCAAACGGATTTCTTTGCTGGTTTGTGCCAGAGCGCGCAGCACAGAAAACGGCAATACGCCAAAACCAGCCCGCGGCACGGTCACCAGATTGATACCTGGCTGATACTCAAACAAACGCGGCGGCTCATCATCCAGTAATGGCTGCGGCGGCGCACCAGGACCAAATAAAGCCGCATTTGCTGCTTGCGCCATTTGAACCAATGCGCCCAACCGCTCGGTTAGATCAGTTTTGATTGCGTCCATTCTTCTCCAATTCCCTGCGATAGAAATCGGCAAGCCCCGCATAATTACCTTGCAAGGCATTAAAAGCCCCCACGGTTGCATCTACCTGATCATCGTGTTCAGCAGCCGGGAAAGCACAAATCTCGTCCAGCCAACTGGTGTTCCATGCACCACGAAGTAATCGAACCTTGCCCTGCTCCGCTCGAGCCAGAAATGCATTAGCACGCGTAACTTTATCCTTATGCAAAGTCACTCCCCGAAAAGCGATTCCCGCCAGTGTAGGTTCTGCATGTAACAGGTCGAGCATACCTCTTTGTGTCCCAACCGCCTCCACATACTGAGTACAAACGCTCTCGTCCGCCCGCGCAGTACTGCCAATAATGCGGATCAGCGCCGGCCACTCCCAGCGCCCGCGTACACAGTCCATTACATAAACAAACCCATCTTTATCAATACCCACCTTGACGCCTGCCGAATAGTCTGCCAGCGTTTTTGTGCTGGCGGCTAAATCCCAATAGCGAGCCACTTTAACCAAAGCAGGCAAATCATCCACAAGTTCAAAAAATTCTCTACGGAATAACGCACCTTCTAATTGGACAAATTCTGCTTCGTATTCTTGCCGATAAACCAACGCGGGCAAGTGCTGATGCGCCGATTCCAATTCCGATTTATCTAAAAACGGATTGGCCGAAGACGGCAGTTGCCACGATTGCCAATTCAGATCATTGTCTGCCATGCGAAATAATTCGTAAAAATAATTGAAGCCGGCCGGGGTTGAGATAAAAATCGCCTTGCCCAAGCGATCAGTTAATGCCGGACGCAATTCAGTCTCCCAGATGTTTTTTAAATCTTTTATATACGCCGCCTCATCCACCACAACCAACGAAAGTCCTTCCCCGCGCAATCCACCCTCGCTGTCAGCCGAATTGATACTGATCCAGCCTCCTGAAGCAGTCGCAATCCGCCGCTCGCCTCGCCGAAGAGTTAATAAGCCAGAAAGAGGAACACTTAATTCTTCAAACAGTCTCCAGCCAATCATAGCCTTGTCAAATGACGGTGCAATCCACATCACAGAACCACCGCGCAGTGCCTCATCTAGCGCCAGCAAAACTGCCAAACGAGTCTTGCCAAAACGCCGGCCGCAGCAAACCACCCGAAAACGCTTTGGGCTAAATGCTATCTCCGCTTGATTCTTGTGAAGCGCCGGAAGTCTCACTCTGACCGACATCTATCGTTCTCCATTCAACCTCAATTTTGATTGGCTGCCCACCGGAAGTAATATCTACGCTGTCACCAAATTTAGTTCGTCTAGTTCTTGCCAACCACCACTTGGCACTGTTCTCGTCACCCCCTTTTATCTTTTCCACAATGGTCAACTCGGCAACATCGTTGACTGTTTCGGATTCATCCTGCATCATCCGAGAAAGTTCCTCATCAGCACGGATGGCGTCACGCACAGCACCCCAGGAATATCCCGCTTTGCGGGCTACAATCATCACGATTCCCCCGCTTCCTGGAATGGCTTTTTTGATTCGGTTACGCGAAATTCTAGCTCTGGTCATAGGGTATTGAATCTAATCTTACATAACAAAAAACCCGGAAACAGTTTTTACACTGCTCCGGGATTCAATGCCTCGGTCGAGCTTTCGTCTCTTATTTTATCATTTTTATTATTTCGTGCAACCCGAATAAAGGTACTAGATTCGATTAATTTTATATGTCCCCCATAGATTTCAATAACCACCCGCCCAAATCCCGTTCCTTCACACACCTGGCGGATGGCATTCAAAACAGCAGCATCTTCTTGGGATAATTCGAAGTTCATGAAATCTTCGCTGTTACCTCATCAACCATATTACAATCTCTGGAAGCCAAACTATGGCAAGTAAGATCAAAACCCAAGACAACAAGCAAATTAAGATCAAATCCAGCCAACCGGCAATTTGCTTTGGTTTGTAATCTTTCATTATTTTTCTCCTATCATTCAATGCACTCAAAACACTGCTTGCGATGTGCATAATAATGTTTGAGCAAATTGTGAATTTCGTCCGAGCGTTCTGTGGACGCCTCGCGCCTTTGTTGAGCCAGTAATTGATCAATATCACGTTCAATCTCTTCGCCCACCGGACACAAGTTTTTTTCGATTAAGAATTTCATGACAAAACCTCTTCTAGCAGTTCTTTACGTGCCTTGATACCCTGCGCCTGACGCATATCCGGTCCGGGTACTTGCACTACAATGCCGCCGGAAAATCGGCTGGCCAGATAGCCCAATTCCGGCGGCATATTGTTGATGTCGAGGTTGGTAGCCATAACGGTCAATAATTTATCCCGTTCGTCATAACGTGAGTTGAGCAGGCGGAAGATGGTCTCTTTCGCCCAGGTCGTTGGGTTAACGCGGTCCATTTCGTCAATGCATAGCACTTTGGCCCGGCGCAGGTCGTCAATCGCATCCTCCACTGCCCGCACACCATGATCATCCCCAAATCGCTCACGAATTTCAGCCAGCAAGTCTGTCATCGTGCTGTATTTAGCCATCACTCGGACTAAGCGAAAGCCATTGGTGATGGCTTTAAGTAAATGGGTTTTACCAACCCCATAACCGCCGGTGAAAACCACAAACCCGTTCGGCGACTGGTTCATGGCCAGCAGTGAAGCAGCAACTTGTTTTGCTGTAATTTTTTCCGCGTTAACGCCGCTAGTCTTGAAATCCTCGATGCTCACCCACAGGTCACTTCCGCTCAAACCACAGTTCTGCTGGATATAAGCGTCCATGCGCCCATCCTTGCAAACCGGGCAATGTGACACTTCAAGTTTGCCCGAATACCAACCTGATTTGCTAGGTGTCTGCGGATCGGGAGGATTTTCCGGCAAGTCCAGCCATTTGACCTTTCCAACCGGTGAAGGGTAAGGCCCGCCGTCAATCACAAATACCATCATCACTCCGTGGCCGCCACAGTTACTGCACAAGTTCGGGTATGGACCGCCACCCATCGGAATGGCTTTTGGGTTGGATTTGTAAACTTCCAGCTCTCTTGGCCAAATGCGTGACCAGATCGTCATGGTTTTTCTCCGTACAGGTCTTCGTAGATTTGCTCCGGCGTGTATTTCGGCTCTTCGGGCTGCTGCTGCGGAGGATTTTTGCCGTTTTGACGCGGTTTGGGGTGGTTCGATTGAAACCCTTCGCGTTTCCAGCGCTTGAGGATTGCCTCGACGTATTTCAGATTGCGCGCCTCGTGAGTGACTGCCTCACAAAAAGCCGCACTGATCCAATCGCGCGGGTAGTGATCTGCCAAATCGCCAAGTCGTTCAGCGATGAGCGGCGTCAATGCCCCAAAATTGGATTCGTATTCGCGATAAAGACGGCCAATGTCCTGGTCAATAACGGCTTTTGGCTCTTGGGGTTGTTCTAAAGCCAACGGATCAGGTGGTTTTTTCGGAATTTTTGCGCTTTTTTCGCCCGCCTGGGCTATAGCAGCTGCAGCTGCTTCTGAGTCTGTTTCTGTTTCTGTTAATCTGTTTCTGTTAATCTGTGTAACGTTTCGTTTCATTTGCGTTACATCATTTGTAACGTTTTGTTTGGCTTCCGTTACATCATTGTTGGTATGATCTTCGGAATGAGTATCCGTTTCGTTGTAATATTGTTTCCGATGAGTACGTTCACGATACCTGCGCACCCGCTCGGATACATCACTCTTTTCCTGTCGCTTTTTAAAATTCACTACCAGCCAGCCATTGTTTGTTTTTTGTATTATTCCCGTGTTGGTCAGTTCGTTGAGGTCTTGTTCTAATTCGTCAGCCGGTAAACGCAGCAGCCAGGCCAGTTGTTTGGTGTCGGGCAGCAGGCCGGATTTATCCGTGCATAATTTTCCGGCCAGTAGAAACAACTCGATAACCCTCCGCCAGAGGCGATCTGGCAAAACCCCCATTTTCGGATCATCAAGAATTTCTGTGTATAACTTGACCCAGTAATCGCTCATGTTTATCTCCAAAGTCCCGCTTGCCAAATTCGTTCGATCTTCATTACTTCTGCACCGCGTAACGCCCGGATGCGTTCTTCCAGCGCCTGTTTGCGTGCTTCTAAATCCGCGGTAACCCGTTCAATCTCTTCATCATCTTTGCAAATAAATCTCCCTGCTTTTCCAGAATATGCCCCAACCGGGACGTGATATTTGGTCACCAGACTTTCCAGCACCAAACGTGTTTTTCGTTCTGTGCTGGTTGTATATTCCCCAAAAGCCTGGATCGTCAGCGATTTCAAATCAATGGCGTTTTCCTCGCCAACATGCGCCGAAAGTATCTTCAAAATTTTCTGCTCATCCTGCTCACCAATTGAACCTGCCAGTTCTGCAAAATATTCCTCTGGTCTCATACTTCCTCGCTGTCGTGAATCACCGGTTCAACTTTTCCGATCGGAATAAATAGCATCTTGCGGCTGCGCCAGTAATAAGCGTGCATATCACCAGCCAATAATGCCGCTTCACGGTCATCGCGAACAACAAATGTTCGGTACGCAAACTGCTTTGGAAGTTTAGAGTGTGTATCAATCTCGATCATGTTTTGTCCTTGTAGGGGGCGGAAGTCGCTTATACCTGTAATTGCCGCAACGCGCCTCCGCCCCCGGGAGGTGGGGTTCACCGGATGAGGGGGGGATCATCCGGCTATGTGGCGGGTCAGGATTCGAACCTGATTTGCTGGTCTGGTCTGCGGTCCCACCAGCAGGAAGCCCGCAGTTAGCAACTCTCCCGCGTGTTCCCACCACACCGCCCGCCAGTATTGTTGTTTCGGTTAATAAGGTTCTGCATTATTGAACGATTCGACCGATTCGTTTAATACGCGTTCTGGACAATCCCATGTGTATTCGATTGCATTCATTGAAAACCCCATACGTTCAAGTATTTTCCTGTCAACAAGGCCATCGTTGATGTAAGCAGCGTCTAAAGCCTTTTCAATTTCACAGGAATATTTATTTTCGGCCCATTGTTTTACACAACGCGTACAGTTTCTACTGCGCCATGCCAAGAATTGCGTACCGTTTGCGAACACGGATTGCTTTCTATTCATTCTTGTTTCCTTGTCAGCATGTGCCATTTTTAATCTCCTGCCGCTCGCGCTCCAATTCGGCTTCTTCGTTCTGTTTCTCAAGCGCATTCGCGATTCGGTATAAGGCAACTGCAATCGCCTCCAAAATCCACTCGGTGAACGCAGTCCCATCTGTTGCGTCTGCGTTCTCAATCAGTTTTTCGTTCAACTCGCGATTGATTTCCATCATTTTCAACTCCTTGTCTGCCGGTTACGCTCTCCGGCTCGGCGTGCGAGGAGGACGCCGCCGACGCATGACAACCGATTTTGAGCTAACGATGGACAAAATAAACACCGTTCATCTTCTCGTACAACGCCATCACCAACTTCACATCGCTGATCTGGTATGCAATCAATTGCTCGGCATCCAGACCGCTAACCATACTTCCACCAACCTCAGGTGCGCCGTTTTCAATGCCGTACAACTTCGCTACCTGCTTTAAGGATTTGTATTTGTCGCTGCCCCAGTTGTAGATGATCATCATCAAATCTGTTATCGGCTCGGTGCGATACTTGGCCAGGTTGGGAATAAACGGCAGCTTTACGCCCAGCGCCATCGAACGCCGCATCAGGTAAGGTAAATCAAAGCCAAGAATGTTGTAGCCAACACACGCTCCACCGCATTCCTTGAAAAGATTCCAGAAAGCTTTCAGCATTTGTTCTTCGGAATTGTTGTAGAGAAAACAATCCGGATACACATCCTCATTCACCATAACGTGTACGTTATCCCCATCCCCGCTTGAGTAACCAATCGAAAGAATTCTGCCGTAGTCTGCATCAAGAGCCGCCTTCTCAATCATCTCTCGCTTCTTTTCTTCAATCGCAGCGGTTATTTTTTCGGGGTCCTTCAGGTTCGCCGGTGCGGCAGGCTCTGGCATGAGGTCTATCACACCCGGGTTTAGTACAGTTTCAATGTCAAAAAACAGTCGTTTCATTGTTCGTTCTCCATTGGCAGTTCAATCTGCCCAATCTGCATCAGGTACTCGTTTAATGCCAGGTTTGCTTCCTCGAAAGCAAATTTGTCGGTCGGTACATAGACGGCATTCTCCGGCTGATACATCGGCTTAAGCCATCTATGCAACGCAGCAGTCAACCGCTTATCAATCTCCCGCAGCGATTCCTTGCCACACAGCCAGTTGAGAAACATTTTTCTTTTGACCTTGCTCATGTAAACGTATTCCAGAGACGCGGCAACCTCCGAGATCATCTTCGCGCTTGCTTCCGGTAGTTTCTCCGCCGCTTCAAACAGATGACTTTTCAACTGTTCCGGCGGATAAGGACGCGCACCGTTGGTTTTCCCGCTCACAACGACCGGCTGCGGTTCGATGACCTCATCCGCTTCCTCCACTTCTGGTGCGTTCACCTCCCAGCCATCTGGTTCTTCCGCTTCGATGTAATCTTCATCTTCATCATCTTCGTCTGCCTGTATCCCGGTCGGCAAGGCGGCTATGGCTCTGCTGGCATCTACCACACCAGAGGCCAGCCGCAGGGCTTCAGCGTTCATGCCCAGTAGTTTCTGCTCGCTCCATAACGGATCGGCCTGGAACTGCACCAGCCATTTTTCCCGATAGGTGCGATTGCCGTTCTCATCCGGGCACATGATCTGCACTGGTTTGCGCTCCACAATCAACGGCACACCGGCCCAGCGGTGGCCGGTCAATTCCCACAATGCCAGCAGCTGCTCGCTGATGTTGATCGCATCGTAGATACTGGATGAGCGCAGTAAGACATACGCCAGCTCGCGTAGCTCGCGGATCACCAGTTTGACCCGGGTGATCGGCTTGCAGTACACGGGCAGTTGTCTGGTTTTGCCGTCCTTACCGGTGTAGGTCATGGTGTATTCCGGCGTGCTCTTGTCGTATTCTGCCGGTTCGCCGGACGCCAACCAGTACCCTTCTTTTGCCAGCACTTCACCGGTGCGCGGATCGGCTTTGAAAAGATAGTAATTTCTGGCCGGGTCCAATCCGGCCACCGTCCCGGCCCGCGCTACCATGCGTCCTTTGTTGTAGGCTTCATACCAGATGCTAACCTGGCGGTCAAAGTCGTTGAACGGAAAGACTACATTCAAGCGGCGCGGCTGCGGGCCGTAATATGACTCGAATTTTTCTTTCAAATCCGGCCGGCTGGCATCGAATTCCACACGGAAGTATGTCAAATCCCTGCCGGGTGATTTTTCACCTTTCGGCGCTCCCTTGCGGATAACGCCGATCTGTGGAAAAGCCAGCCCGCGGTCGGTCAATCCTGCAATTGGCATCTTACCCTCCGAATAACTCGTCAATCAATTCGTCTGCCGTCTTGCCAGACTGCGGCAGGTCTAAAATTTCCCGCAAATTGGCGCGCGCTTCCCAAAGCTCTGCCTGTGATTCCTGCCGCCGGCGTTCGGCATACGCTTTGGTCACAAAGGTTGTGCCGCTGCACTTCCCGTCAACCGCGCGGGCGCACACCACTTCGACATAGGGCGGCTTGCCTTCTTCGACCCTGTAAAAGCTCATCAGGTGGCCCCAGCAAACCGCACAAACATAATGGTTTTGCACCCGGCTTGCTTCACCTGGGTCTAAATATTTTTGTCCACGATTTTCAACCATTTTTTCTCCTTTCGTGATATAATGAAATTACCTGGGTCCACTGTCCACGGTGGACTGAACCGCCCCCGCACAGGGCGGTTTTTTATTGCAGCTATTCGTATCCCCGGCGCTGCATATACCGGATTACCTGTTCAAGCGTCTTATTCTTTTCCCTTAGAAATGCCGTTACCTCCTCTCCAAAACGGTCTAAAATTACAATTCCGAACTTTCCTGCACTTGTCATGCAAATCAATCCTGTTCGCTGTGTTTGTGGGTTGTACATCTTCAATTCCCAGCCGTTCATGCACTCGCGGGCATAGATGGCATCAACGCCGTGGCGCATGACTGCGTGACTGGTCGTTGGCATCTGCTGGACGGCATTGACAAGCACAGGAATCATCAGCCAGGCCATGATAGCCAGCATGAGCAGGATCAGAATTACCGACATCCCCTTGACCGCGATAGCCATCACGCCACCTCCTCTGCCTCAATGGAGCGGCAGGTTTCGTCCACCACGTCTTCCCAAAGGTCGGAATTTCCGCCCGCCAGGGTGGCGACCCAATCAGGGACAATTGAGCGGTCAAATTCAGTGATGACGTAGCGGGCGGCATATATTAGAGCAGGGTGCGGGTCTGCACCTTCGATAGCGTCTTTCAAAAGAAACAGGATTTTTTCGAGTTCAGTCATTGGTTATTCCTTTTTCCGTACATCAGGTCGGCCAAACTTATCGCGGATTTCCAGATCGCCGTATTCAATGTTTCCAATCGGACGAATGCGGCCTTTGCGCTCGTCCTCGAAAACCTGCTTGACTTCATCAAAATCGGCAAACCGGTCGCGGCGTAAAATCTCCTCAACGAGTTCTTCATCGCCATCTCGCAATGCGCGCCGCAAGTCATACTCAGTACTCCAACTCATCGGCATAATCTTTTCTCCTTTCTACGGTCTTGTCTGCGCGCCTTCCCTTTCGAGTAAGCGCAAAATCGTTTGCAAAGCATGTATAGCAATTGCCAGCCGTCTGATTTTTTCCGTCTCCGTCACCTCCTTTTCCAGCAATGGCTCAATGGCCCGCAAAGCCCGGATGGCTTCTTCTGCGCTTCTATCACGCGCTTCTTTTGCGCCATTTGGCCATTCACGAGGTTTTGTCATGGATTTCCTCGACGATGGCGCGTTTCGTGGCTTCGCGCCGGTGGATGTAGCGGACAATTGAGCCAACGATCATCGGCGTACCGGTGGCAATAAACGCCAGCAGGGTCAGCAGCGCCGCCGGGATACTCAGTATCGCTACGCCAGCCAGTGTTACAGCGACACCGAAAGCCACAATCAGGCTCAGAAAACCCTCCGCGTACCCGCGCCGCTCCAGCCAGGCCACTAGTGCGTTGTAGCCGATGCCGAACAACAACAGCCCAAGCAAGACCGCCGTAATCACGCCGTAATCCAGCCGCATTTCGCATGTCATACGCGCTCCTGTACAATGGCTTCATGGATGGATTTGAGAGATTGTTTCACCTCGGATATGTGCGTAATCGCTTGGTTCAAAGCACTCCTGGCGGCGGTGAAGCCTTCCGGGTCGTGGGTGTATTCGCCATAATCCACCATCTTGCGCGCGGATTCAATGAGGTCTTCAATTGTGTTCAGGGATTGAATAATGGTTGTATTCATCTATTCCCCCTTCTTGACCTCTTCGCTCGCCAGCATTGCATCCGCCACCGAAATTGCCGGATTTGGTTGAGAATAGCGGCGCGCCCATTCCTGGCGGATGAGTTTGCGGATAAACATCGAACGGTTATCAATGAAATCTTCTGTCATCATCCGTTCAAGCATTTTCGCATCATGATCCTCAATGCGGACATTCATAAATACGTCTCCCATTTAGCCTCCTTTGGAATATATTTATTCCATTTAGGAATAATATAACACAAAAAACTATATTATGTCAATATGGAATTTTTATATTCCCATAAGTTATTGCCTTTTAGGTATTATGAAATTGTTATGAGGAAAGATTTTGGCGAATGGCTACGTGGAAAAATAAAAGAACTGGGTTTTACCCAAAAAGAGTTCGCTAATTTAATTGGTATTGAACAACCACATTTATCTAGAATAATTAGTGGTACGCGTGGAACGTCGGAAGATGTATTAAAGCGAATTGCAAATGCACTTGGCTTGCCAGAGTCATATGTCATAGACAAAGCATTAAATGTTTCTAGACCGGACAATATCAAAAGAGAAAAATTGAATGAAGCACTGGCAATACTTAGCACGATGACTGATGAGGAAATTGAAGAGATTATAGAAATGGCAAAACTAAAAAAACGACTTCGTAAAAGTAAAACATCCACACCGAGCCGGGCGCAAAAACCGGCTCGAAGTGCGTTAAAAGAGAAATAGAACAATATTTCTATGGCGAACAAGCCCAGTCCTGTTGTTTTTCTGGTTATTCTCTTGCTCTTCGGCTGCCTGTTAGCCGTTACTCTTTCCGTTCTCAAAGATCAATCTGATAAAGACGAAGCTCTTTCTCGTTGTGTGCCGGCGTCCGAAAAGCAAATGGACTTCTTACGTTATGCCGTCATGCAAGTGCAGCCAGGCAATACGTTGGGGCCGGGTTATGCCGTAAAATCAGCGGATTTCAAAAATGTCTGGATGGTTGCCGCTCGTGTCCGCGGCGAGGGTATCGAACGAAATGTCGAACCGGCCGTATGGGCTATTGGCGGCGACCCAGACTCACCTCACACCTGGCTTTCCGTCAATTCTTTTGCCTATCAATTCAGCAACCTGCAACGCGCGTCAGAAACAGACGCGGCTATTACCCTTTCCAGTGATGGTGTAAGAGAAGCAATTGTCTGCGTGAAAGAATATGACCGCTAGAAAATAACCGAGGCAATTGTGTTATCCGAAGAAGAAATTGACGATCTGCTCCAAAGCCGAACACTATATATCAACGGCGAAATCCGCTGGAAACAGAAAAGCAATCAGCAGTATTTTGAATTTCGCCTCAAGGTATCCGGCTGCGATCATGATATCGAATTGGTGTGTACAAAAAATCCACTACTTGAAAAAGGATATAGTTTTGCGCTATTATTAGAAGGTAAACGAATTCGCGGCTTCGACCCAGACGGCCGGCACCTCAACCGATTTCCAAAACGAGAACAAATCGTTGGCATTCATAAACATAAATGGACGGATGATTACGAAGATTCCAATGCCTACGTTCCAAACGATATACCAAGCACCGAAATTTCAGCTGCCTTTTATGCCTTTTTGAATGAGTGCAATATCCGCTTTGATGGAACTTTTGTCCCACCACCTGTTTTTCAGCCAGGATTATTTTGAGTAGAGAAATGGTTACGATTAATTGTGAGAATATTCTCACCAGTTATCAAAAATACCTGAACGATAACATCATCTGTTATCCAGAAGGTAATTATATTGCCATCGAAACCCCCTACCTTTACTCCGATGGCGATATGATTTCCCTTTACGTTGAACGAAGAGGGGATGAATTATTTCTAACCGATTTAGGGGAAACGTTCAGGCATCTGGCAATTCACAACATCAACTGGAACACCAAAAAGATCCAATCTCTCCTCTACAAAATTCTACATAAAACCGGAGTGAGCAACAACCGCGGTGTTCTATCTATAAAAATTACAACAGAAGATGAGATAGCCCATTTGATTTCCGATTTAGTCCATGCCGTTCAACAAACGGAGAATTTGGTGTTTACCCTCAAGGACCATGTTCCAAAGTCATTTCGCGACGAAGTCGAAATATTTCTAATAGAAAGAGGTTACACCCCGGAAATCAATTATCAGATAGATGGTGAATCGGGTAACCAATGGCGGGTTCATTTCTTTGTTAACCACCGGAAAAATGTCTTGATTAGAGCCATTTCGGCATCAACAAAAGGCGGGGCAAGATATCAGGCTATATCCACCTACGCAATGTATGACGATATCAAGAAAAGACATCCTCAATTGCGGCGCGCCGCAATTCTGGACGACTCGAACATGGAAGTGTGGGAGCCTGAGAACATTAATTTAATCAATGCGGTATTGGATCTGAATTTGGTTTACTGGCAAGAGCGAGAGATACTTTCAGCACAGATCAATCTCCTGGAAGAAGATTGAGATTGAATTTATCTAAATCCTTTGTTCTAATAAGGAAAAACTCAATGGCAAAAGAAACACAGGTTGATCAGGTTAACATGGTTCTGAACTTGCTCAAAAAGGCAACCTCTGTTCAGACCGGCCCGGATATTTACTGTAACCATGCTCAAATTCATCTTTCGATCAACGATATGATCATTGATTTTTATCTCTTGACCCCCGAAATTGGCAATTACGCTCAGCCCAAAGCAACTCATGTTCAGCGAGTGATTATTCCGTTGAATATGGCTAAAGGCCTTGCCGGGGCTATCTTTGATACCGTTTCTCAGTTTGAACGTGAAACCGGCCTGACTTTGCTGGACACACGCGCCCAAAATCCACCTGAAACCATTCAGGAGTAATGGGATGAATATCTCGATTCAAGAATCACTGCAAATTCCAAAATATTTTTCATCTTTTCAAAAATCACCAGAAATTGTCTGGAAATCGGCCCTTTTGAAAACCAGTTCATCTGTTCTGTTGTCAATCGGAGCAATGAATAGTATGATGATAACAACGATGTTCAATGCTTCATCGAGCCGAGATTGGCGAATTATGACCGAGAAAAAGTCCCCTTTTGTTTATAACTCAGAAGACCCGGAAATTCTTGCTATGAGTGAGGAAGAAATTAGAGCCGAGGTCTTGGCTGCGTTTGGGGCCTGGGCCGATCGTGATGATATTACAGACGATTGGCTGGACGGTATTCGCCGCGGGTGGAGTGACCGGCTTGATGATCTCTATTCCGAACAATCAAAAGATTATGATCTTTGATACGACTGTTTTCATTGATTATCTGAGAGGGCGTTCAGAAGTTATCCCTCTTATTCAAGATGTTCTGGATAGACGAATCAATCCCGCAATTTCGATCATTACAGTAGTGGAATTATGGGCCGGTGTAAAGGATGCAAAAGACGAAAAACGCCACAAGGCCTTATTGTCGCCATTCCGTCGAATTCAAATCCATTCGGCGATAGCCTATCGTGCCGGAGCAATGGCATATTCATTTTATAAAAATGGGGATAAAAGTATATCTCTACCGGACTTTATTATTGCTGCAACTGCGGAGTATTTGAAGGCAGATATCGTAACCAGAAACGGGAAACACTTTCAAAAACTTGCTTTGAAAGATGTCAACTTGATTCTTTATCAACTCAATTAG